GCCAAAGCGGATGTTGGGGCAGTCATAGCTACCAAATGAGAGAATGGTCGCCGAAGATGTCAGTCGCCAGTACCTTGCCGTTACGGAAGGCGTAAACCATTCATCCGCCTCCACATCGCCATAGGAAGCAACAGGCGTGGTATGTAGGTTTGTCCAGTTCTCACCGCCATCGGAATAGTCAAAACCGATACTGGTTGTAATTATCCCAGTAGACCAGCCGTTTGCACTGAGCGCACCTTTCGGAATAATCAGTCGGTTCACCTCGATGGGCTGACGGAAGTCGAATATCAACGGCTGGTTGGGACCGATGGACTGGCGGGGATTGTTGCTGACATTATCCCAAACGCAGAATTTCTTTCCGCCGCCGCTTGTATTCCACTGTCCGCCCGTTACATCGCAGCCCGCTGGATCGGCGGATACGAAAAGCTCCGGCAGTTCGGCGCTGTTGTTATCATAGTCGATTTCATAGTCTGTGCCCCGTTCCAGAATGACGCCGTTCTTCCTGACGATCTCCGAACCAACTACCATCTTGGGAACGGGGCAGTTGAATGCGGTCTGTGTACCATCTCCCGTTCCCACCGCCAAATTGGATAGCAGCACCGTTGGGAAAATGGAGGTGTTGGGCAGTTTCCATGCGGCGATACGTGGAACGCCGATAGAGCTGACCATGCAGTTGTTGGCAGCGTTATAGTCAAACCGTGTGACCGGGAACACCCAGCGATTGTTGGGCTTGTCGGTAACCAGATAGATGTTCGTCCGTTCGTAAATCTTCCGCTTTTCCAGATCATCTGCGCTGTTTAGCAGCGTATGTGCGCCAAGGATCACTTTTTGCGTGGACGCATCGGCATCCAAGAGCGCATTTGCAATAATGACGCTGTTCTCCGGCGATGCCAACACGCAATTACCGTCCTCGGGCTGCCCAACGGTGAGATAAAACGTGCCGTAAATCGTAATTACGTCCGTTGCCGTTTTTAGAATCGCAATCTGGTTGCCCTCACTGTCCTTGAGCATGGAATGGGTCATGAGGGTTGTCTTAGATTCATAGCTGGCAAAACCAACCTCGGTGATCCGTTGCCCTACATAATCCCCCGGCAAAAGTACGATTTTCTTACGGATGTAGCTGGTGGGATACGCTTTGACTGCTTCTACGACTTCTGTCCGCTTGCTGCCAAGATAGGCAAACAGCTCCCGCCGCGTCTGACTGAGCGTCCCCGTGCCGGTGCCAACATGCATGTAGGACAGCTTCCCGGTGGAGCGGGCAATCAGATACTCGAAGTAGTAATCCAAGATGATATTATACGAGGTAGCCCGCTGCTTCACTTCACCGGTTTTCGCATCTGTTACGACAAGATCGAAACGGTTGTGCAGCGATGTTTGAATGTTGTTTTTCATATTGTCCTCCCCCTTATACAGGCACCGGCCCGACCATTGTAACCGTAATTGTTGGATCGTTAACAGCGGCATGCAGCGTCTCGTGATCCGTCCTGCCACCAACGATATAATCCACATGGAAGTAGTCAAACGTGGTCAATGAGATAGCCGCATTCAGCACCGGGTGATCGTCCCAGCCAGCATCCGGCTCAAAGATTGCGGTAAAGGTGTCCACCAGCAGATAGCTTGTTTCATTCTGCACATATCGTAAGCTGGCAGCGTCATAAAACGTAAGCCGCACCTCCTGCCGTGGCGAAATGTCGATGTCGGTTGTAACGAGAATCATATTTCCGCTTACCTCCGCATCCACAATCACAGGCACGGTCGTAATCACTGCGTCAATGGAGATACCAATATAGTTCTTTAGCGGAAGCTGTTCCCGCAGCGTTCGATTCGCTGCCAGCAGAAATGTGTGATCCGTCACGCGCCGTGTTGGCAGAATCGACACGCCCGGCAGCGATGCATAGTACCCCACATATCCGGCAAGCGCCGGTACTGCCGCATCTAAGTAGTGCGCGCCGTCCTCGCCGTTCGTGTAGCAGATTTCCTTTACAGAGAGCGTCATATCCCGTACTTGCGCATACACTGCCTCCGGCTTGACGCTTTGCCCTGCGTAGGTGCGTTTAGACAAGACATACTGAAACCCGCCTGCGCTCCGTTCACACAGGATACCGAAGCGAAAATCATTGGTACGAAACACCTGCACGGATACATTGCCGGTGGATAGCTGCGGCACATCCTGCTCTAAGTCCCATGTAAGTTCCCCCAGTGTCAGCTCCGCCAGTGCCCGGTAATGCACCGAGCCGTCCGTTTTTGTATAGACCGCCATAAGCCCTTGATCCAGCAGCGGTTCATCCGAGGATTTCCACGCCCGGACGGCAGAAACATGCACTATGTCGGTGGCAAGTTGGCAGCGGGTGCTTTCATCGTTCCACTGCTGGACGTATAGAACGCCGCCAATGACCAGAAAGACCAGCGGTGTTTCCTCCGTTTGCAGAAAATAGCACTGGCCGTCCGTGTCGATGGTCCATATACCGTTGAATTCGATCGCCGCATCCGTCGCGCTGCCCAACTCGAACAGCTTTGTCCACTTGCGATCGATCTGAGCAGGGAGCAGTCGTTCATAGACTGTGGCTATCCCTTCATCGATACAAATCGCATACGCCAGTGACGGCGAACGCTCCCCGGCAAGCTGCCGGATGGCAACATCGCCATATGCGGGTGCTTCATCCGCGTGAATGATCTCGGTCAGCAGCGTATTGCTTGCCGCTTGGGTCGCTACAACTCGCAGAACCGGTTTCGCGTCCGTACTATCCGCCTGTAAATTGGTGTTGATCTTTTGAAGGAGATCGTAAGGGATCGTTCTCAATCGTCCTCGACCTCCTTACAAAGCGTCACCGTCGCCTCAAACCAGTCTCCGGGCAGGCGGTCGTTGATCTTGAGCTTGGTGATGCGACCATAGTAAACGCCATGGCGAACCGTTACCTCCAGCAGTGCGGCGGTATCCTCGGCGCTCTCCAGCAAGGCCTTGCCCGCTCTGTTTACATATGCGGTCACATCATACGAGACTGCCGGATCGCCGATGCGTTGGATATACTGCTCGCCCGACAGGAGCGTTTGCACTTCCCGGATAACCTCTTGACTTGATTGCAGGCTGACATGGCGGGTGATGTGCTCTCCCGAATCCATATTTTTTAGCAGCGCCATTATATTCGCACCTCCCGTCGCAGTTTTTACGGTCATGAAACCATAATTCCACATGGCTAATCAGCGCATAATTGTGCCGATCAAACTCATTCCTAAACCGTTTTTACAACGATGATGATTCTCTCAAAGCAAAAATACGACGTTCCGCTTCGATCGCCCGCTGATGCGCAATGGTCATCGCTCTCTCCATGATCTTTTCGGGAGAATTCCATGCGCTCTCCACATCGATGAAGTATTGTCGGAACCGTTTCCCAGCGTCATTTCTCTGGATCATACACAGCTCTTTCGCCATGGTGACTGTAAGCCTATGATCGATGCGTGGCTTGCCGGGGAGGCCATCTGACCTATCGGTCAAAAATGAGCAATAGTCTTTTCCTTCGGTATAACCGTATTCGCACATTCTGTGAAACCAGTCGTTATATCGAGTAGTAAGGCCAAGTGCGGCATGCAAATCCCGACCGCTCACAGTCGGATTGTCTTGCTCATAACTAACAGGAAATAGTTCATCCATTCTGAATCCTCCGTGTAATAAAGTAGTAAATGCCGTCAACCCGTTCGATACCATTATGTCCGTACTTCCTGTCGCAATTCGTCGATAATAATGTTCACCACGGAATTGAGCATGCCCTCGTCGTTGATACCTTCCACCCGGATGGTGCCGGTGTGCTGCACTGTCTGTGTTACGCTGCCGCCACCGGGCAGAGCGAATTGAGGCGTTGCCACGCTGGCACCGATCATGGCCCCAATATCCGTGGGCAGCGCATTTCGAATGTCTCTTTTTACACCTTCGATGGCATCGAGAAAGCCAACACCCAAGCCCAGCGCAAGGTTGCGCCCGTCTGATACCGTCAGTTCGGAAGGAGAATGAACCCGCAATGCGTTTCGTATGGCCTGCGCAATCTCCCGTGCTTTTTGAGCGATACCCGCCAGCACCTCTGCGACCTTTGATAAGAAGCCCTGCCAGATTCCCTCGATCAAGCCAAGGCCGACGCTGCGCCCCTCCACGGGCAGGATGCCAAGCCGCTGCAATATCCCGCTGACCAGATTACCGATGGCGGCAAGAGCGTTGGGGATCATGTTCAAGATGCCGACAATGATGGCTTGCAGCAGGTCGATACCGATCTTGGTAAACAGTCCTTTCTGATTGGTGAAGAACTCAATGATCGACATGATCACTTGGGGCAGATTCTCAATGAGCGTAGGAATGCTGTTAATGATGCCGAGAAGAATTCCCTCGATAATCGCCACACCCGCTTCCAATAAAAGTGGCGCATTTTCAATCAGGGTTTGCGTAATCAGCAGGACAGCTTCCACAATGGCGGGAATCAGTTCCGGCAAGGCTTCCCGCAAGCCCTCCGCAATGGCAATGATCATCTGGCAAGCAGCGTCCACCAACATGGGCAGATTCTCCACAATGGCCTGCACGATCGTCACCAAGATGTTGGTGGCTTCGGGGACAAGGCCAAGAAACATGTCGAGAAACCCGGAGATCGCCGTGCCAAATGCCTCGCCCAAGCCCTCGATGCCGCCGCCCGCTTCCTCCAGCGTGGCGGTTATACTTCTGTAGATTTCTGCAAGGTCGCCTAAGATATTGCCCTTCACCCCGGAGAACGCTTCCCCAACGGCGATCTGCATACCTTCCTTGGCAGACTCCATCTGCCGCTGCATACCGCCAAGGCCACCCTCAAGTGCGGAGGCCATTTTCTCGGCGGCACCCTTGCTGTTTTCGATCTTGCTTGCCAGCGTGTCGAACTGATCCCCGGTGGTGGCAAGCAGCGCATTCACCGCCGCAATATCGGTTTTATTAAAAATGTCGTTGATGGCGCTGGTTGCTTCCTCTTGCGTCAGGGAATCCAGACTCTTTTGTAAATCGCCAAGGATTTCATCCAACTGGCGCATGTTACCCTGCGCATCGTAGACGGACACGCCCAGATTATCCAGCTTTTTCTTGGCTACGTCCGTAGGCGTGGAGAGCGACAGTAGCACGTTACGTAGCTTTGTACCGCCTTCTGCGCCCTTAATACCGTTGTTGGCAAGGATGCCCAGGGAGGTGTTCATGGTAGTGAGCTCCTGCCCGGTCATCTTTACCGTGCCGGCGCATACGAGGATAGCTTCGCCCAACTGCTGCACCGAGGTATTGGAGGTCTGTGCCGTCCGAGCCATTTGGTCGATAAACATGGATAGATCGGACGTGTCCATCTGCAATGCCGACATAGCATCGGTGGCAAGGTCGCAAGCGTAGGCCAGTTCGAGGTTGCCGGCTGCGGCTAGGTTCAGTACATCAGGTAGCACGGCACAGGCGGTCTTTGCGTCATACCCGGCAAGCGCCAGATAATTCAGTGCCGCTGCCGCCTGAGAAGCCGTATACCGGGTAGTTTCGCCCGCTTCCTTGGCGGCCTTTTTGAGCATTTCGTAATCTGCGCTGCCGTTTTCGATCTCCTCGGCGGTCATTCCCATGGTGGCTGCCACCTGACGCATGGAATCGTCAAAATCAGCGTAAATCTTGGTGCATTCATTGATAGCTTTCGCCACATCCACGATGGCACGCCCGATGGCCTTTGCCGCAGCAGCGATACCGTCCGCTACCAGTTGGGACTTGACCAGCAGTCCCTGAAACTTACCGCCCGCCTCGTCCGAAACCGCCCCGGATTCCTTGACCTCTTTGCCAAATTCATCCGTTTCCTTTTCGGCGTCGTCCATGCCCTCCGCCAGATCTTCTAGCGCCTTATCATTATCCTTCAGCTCTTTTTCCAGATCGTTGAGCTCGGCCTCCGCATTATTCAGCTGGATAGCCCACTGTTTGGTACGACGGTCATTCTCGCCAAAGGACTCCGTTGCGTTTTCCAAGGCACGTTTCAGCAACTCGATCTTGGATTTCTGCTCCTCGATCTGCTTAGAAAGTACCTTGCTCTGAGAGGCAAGGGAGGCGGTACTCTTTTCATTTTTGCCAAACTGGGACTGAACCAGCTTCATTTCGGAGCCGAGCAGCTTCATCTGCTGGTTGATGTCCTTCAGCGCAGATCGAAACTCTTTCTCGCCTTCAAGGCCGATTTTTAGACCGAAGTCGCTTGCCATATATCTATTTCACCTCCGATCTGTAGAAAAATTGCATGAAAAAGCGCCCCTGTTCGGAGTGCTCTATATTAAGAAAGGACGACCTCGTGATCGTCCTGACTGCACAATATTTGTTTTATTGACCTTGATTTAAAATATGGTTCATGACCTCTTCCATCGTAGGCGTTTGGCCCGCACAGGGAATGCTCGCCCATGCGGCTTGTGCTTGTGGGTCAGGGCAGGCACGGCTTTCTGTCAGCATCTGTTCTATATTTTTGCGTACCCGCTGTGGGGACATACCGCTCCTTTGGGCGACCTTACGGATGGCGCGCTGTATTTCCATTTCGCTTACTTTCTTATCCATGCCACCAGAACCCCCACGGCCAGTCCTCTCGAAAGCCTATGACAACCCGCTTCCACTGCCCGCAACCCTCACACAAATCCTTTGTCCAAGATAGTCGAACCTGCCATCTTGGGTACTTCTTCTGGTCCAGCTTTCGTAAGCAATCCAGACAAAACTCGGCCATGCATGCATCCTCCGTGTGTGATATATCCCATATATTAGCATAAAACTCAGGCTGTGGGTTATATACCACGCATGTTTGCTTTGCTTTTCGTACACTTTATTTGGGATATATCGCAATAGGAGGTACGAAATATGAATGCCAAGGATGCAGTAGCGGCTCGAATCATTGAAATCTGCAAGGAAAGAAGCATCACCGTCAACGCCCTTGCAAATCAAGCGGGGATGTCGCGGTATACCATTTACAGCATGTTAAACACCAAGAGTAAGAATCCGGGCGTGATCTCCATTCAGAAGATCTGCGATGCGCTGGACATGTCTGTCCGGGAGTTCTTCGATTCTCCGCTCTTTGAAAATTTAGAGCCGATTGTACAATAGTCAACCGGCGCATATTCTGCCCGGGATCAGTTTATCGATTGTTTCTACGGCAGGCAGCACGCGAAAGGCTGCCCGATTCAACAAGCCAGGTCTGAATTTTTAGGCACAATCTATTTTGTGTGTCAGTGATTCGCAGTACCTTTGCAAGCCTATGCATCCTGTGCCATGCTGCTGGCCATGTTCCAAAAAGAATCCATGTTTTCCAACTCATAGTAATGCCAGCGCTTGTAGACGGACACCTCAAGATTCTTTAGGTTCAAACTGATTCTGGTTTCCGAACCGTCTGTCCATGTAAAGATAATATAGTTATAGTTGTCTGTTACACACGTATCGGTTTCCTCCCCGATTCGGATCGCCGTAAAAAGCTCCACCGCCTGTGCAAGGACCTCAGAATCGGAGAGAACCGCTTCCCGCAGATAACCACCCTGATCGATTCCGACCACGATTTTTGTAGGCGGCTCATTTACGATGTTTTTCAAATTTTCGTTATTAAGCGCTTCGTATAGGAACTCACCTGTTATGGGTAAATGGATTGGCGGTACTTCGGCGTCGGTTTTTGTTTCCATCAAGCGGATGCTCACCGCTTTTATATCTCCGTCAATGGATTTCTGTGTTCCAACCTGATATTCTACCATCGCCCCGGGCGCAATCGCTTTATCTTGGCCATTGTAGGTGAACGGGAGGGCGCAAAGCTCATTTCCATCCTTGTCGAGACAGCTCAAAGTAAACTTCACGACCATAATGTTGTCTTCGGAATCATTGGTAATCTTCACATCCGATGTAATTACAGTGCGTCCATTTTTATTTCGCTGGATATTCGTATTTGACAATGCTGCCGTTACGCCATTCAACGTTGCCGTGCCAACAACGATACGTGTACCACATCCGAATGAAGAAAGGCACAGCACAACCACCAGTAAAACAATAAAAACTTTTTTCATGCAGCGCCTTTCCTTCTGTATCAGATTTTTTCCATTGTATCATGAAAAAAGATAGAATAATAGAACACAAACCGTGACTATATCCCACCCGGAATCAGCTCATCGATGGTCAACACCACTTTCTGCTTGGCAATCCCGTTAAAATGCTTATATGCTTCCCACTGGTCGAGAAGCGCACCGATGGGCATGAGCCAAACGGCACGCTCCTCCCGACCCAGTAGGGAAACACCAATAAAAATCAACCGGGCAAAGGACTCTCCGTCAGTTGCCCGGCCTCCACGTTTTTTCCTTTCACCGACTCGCTCTCTACAAACCGTTTCGTGCCCTTGAGCATTGCCGCGATGATTGCGTCCTTGCACAGCACCAGATCGGTAGGGGTGGTCAACAGCTCTACAGCCTGTTCCGTCAGCAGCGGTTGAGGCGCGGTGGGATTCATGAGGTTGTCGATCATGATCCCCTGATTGCACAAAAGTGTAATGAGAAAAACCACTTCATCCAGCGCCAACTCAAAGTTTTCGGTATTCAGCAGCTTGTCCCCAAGCTGCTCCAAACCTCCGTACCGTCTGCTGATCTCCTTTGTTGCCAGCGTAGTCAATACCATGTGATAGGTTTTGCTGCCCAGCGCGATCTCTGCGCATCTGTCTTGATCCAGCATATGCACCGCCTTACTCTGCCGCCACGGTCACAGTGGCAACCGTTGTCTTTTGGGTAGTTGCACCGGCAGTCAGCTCACAGTAGAAGTAATGCGTCCCCTCCGTCAGATCAGTGGGAATCGCCAACGTTGCGCTGGTTGCACCCTCAACCGCCGTACCGCCCGTGGTGGAGTTCGTGCTATTTTCATACCACTGGTAAGCGATCGACCCGGAGGAAGCCGTTGCCGCAACGGACAAATTGCCCGTGATCGCACCCGTCGTCACGCTGGCATCCTGCGGCTGGGTCGAGATCGTAATGGTCACCGTCGCCGGGAAGGAGGGTTCATATACCTGCGCATACCAGCCGGTGATTACACTGCGGGGAACGCTTGCATCGTCCTCGTTGGCTTCCGCTTTCCACGGATGCCTGCCGTTACTGTCCAGCTTGTTCCGGCGCAGGATCGTACCCTCGATGGTGGGCGTAGAAAACGTGATCTCCTCGCCCTTGGTGGTCAAGTTGGTGGCCGGAATACCGAAGATCACCCGGTACAGCCAATAATATCTGTATTTGTTATTGCTCTTTTTTGCCCGAAAGCCCAGCGCCACCGGCAGGCCACCACCTTCACTCTGGGCGATCACCACATGGTTTTCATCGATCTGCGCCCCAGTGAGCTTTTCGGCGGTGTTTACGCCGATATCATCTACGCCCAGCGTGATCGTGCCGGTGCCGAACTCCTTCACACTCTCAGAGGGGCCATCATCCGCATACAGGGTTGCCTCCAGCACCTCGATCTCCATCTCCACGGTCATGGCTTTTGCCAGTTTCTCGGGAGCGCCGTATGTTTCGTTGCCGACTGCGTCCTCGGTAATGGGCGCAAAATACATTCTGTCCAAACCTATCGTTGCCACGGTTATTCTTCCTCCATTTCATATGCTTTTGCCACATCAATGGCATATTGGTGATAACCGGCGTTATCTTCATACTCGTCCGCATGCTCGATATAGCGCCGGTCAGTAATGGCAAAATCAGCTGCAAGAAGCAATGCCACCAGCCGCCATTTCTTTTCGTTGTAGTTGCCTTTGTCAAAAAGGCAGAGCCGTGCTTCCTCGATATTGACTCCCGGCGCATTGTCCCCGTGGAGCGCAAACCGCTCATAAATGGGCGTAATCACCACATAAGCCGAAGGAGCAACGCCGGAAAACACACCCGTTTCCACCGGGATATTCGCACTTTCGACTAGAGCGTTTAGCTCTTCTAAAAACGTCATGGGAGCAGCTCCTTTTTCAGCGTTTCCTCCATGGCGGAGATGCACGGCTGCTTGGCTCTGGATTTCGTGGGTGCAAGGAATGGCCTGCCCGGCTGGCCGTGCTTGCCGTACTCCAAGAGATTTGCCAGCATGGCGTTGCTCACCTTGCCCCGGCCTTCGGCAAAGCCCACCTTGACATCGTAATTCCCGCTGTCGTCCAGCTTGACAGGCGATACGCCCAGAGAACCTTGCAGCTTGCCCGTAGAACGGGAAGGATACTTCGTTCCCTTACCAACGGCTCTGTCCAGATTGCCTTTCATGATCCCGTACACCACCTTGCCGCCGGCTTCCAGCGCATGCGGAATCGCCCGATCGATGTTTCCTGCCATCTGGGTCAGCTCCCGCATGAATTGTTCGCCCAGCTTAATCGTACACTTAGCCACGGGCAGCCTCCATTTTCTTTGCCAGCACTTCCACATACATGCCGCGCCCCTTCACATCCTCTACAGAGATAACACTATAACGTGCTCCATCGCAGAGGATCGTGTGGGCGGTTGTAATAGGCAGCCCGGGAATGACCCGGAATCGGAACAGGTCGGTGGCTTGAGAGAATACTGCCCGATTGGCCCATACCTGCGTTCCATGCCGTGCTTCATGATACGCTCTCAGAGACGCCAGGACGGTATCCCCGGATTCAGCGAAACCCTCGCTGTCCTTCGTGTTTCCTGCGGATAGGATCTCTATAAAAGACCGCATTTGTCCAAAGCCCATCTCATACCTTCCATTCCCGATCCTGCCGCAGCAGATTGTTGATCGTGTTCCATGCCTGCTTGCCGGCGTCCACCTTGTCCGCAAAGAAGCCGCCCGTGGTGCCGTCACGGCTCTCATATAAATGGGAAGCCAGCATGATTACAGCCTGCTCCGTGGTGTTGGACATGAGCGCAGGATCGGCATATGTCCCTGCCGTCAGGTGCTGGTATCCTTCTGCGTAAGAAATGGCGGCGGCAAGCAAGCGTGTCAACAGCGCATCGTCTTCGGTATGGGAAATGATCAGGTTTTGCCTCAGTTTTTCCAGTAACGTCATCTCACCGCCGCCTTTCTTTTAATCCGCAGTCATGAGTCCGGCAGCTTTCAGCTTGGCAAGCAGCGCATTGAAATCCGTTACCAGCCCCGCCTCATCCACAGCGGTACTGTCCGCCTGATTGGCGACAACCGCCTGCTCCGGCATCACGGGATATGTGGGGACATACAGCTTATTATCATCACCGATTTTCCCTTCGACGGTGTCGCCTGCGGTTTTTGCGTCCGCGATAATGCCGCCAATGGCAGCATCCGTTGCGGCGGAGATCACGGCGGGTGTGGAAGGAAGCCCCGTCACCGAGGCCCCTTCCTTGATTTCCAGCGTACCGCCGATCACCGTTTTCTCGCCGCCCTGCTCCGTGTAGTTCTTGACGTTGTAGCTCATGCATGTCACCCTTACGCTTTCTGCTGGAGCACACGAATGGCCTCCGGCAGGATCAGCTTGCCGTCTACACGCTGGGAGCCCAAGAAACCAACCTGACCGTTCACGGCAAACAGCTCGTTCAGGCGTTTGAAGGTGCGGCCCTGGCGATCAGCAATCCAGTAATAGGAGAAATCGCCAAACGCAATGGTTTTTGCGCTTGCCGCCATGGTGGGCATCCAATCGGAGAGCACAATGCGGTATCCCAGCACAGAATCGAAGGTTTTGTTCTGATTGGAAGTCTCAAACAGGTAGTTGCCGCTGCCGTCCTTGAGCTTCCGAATCGCTTTGACCGTGCTGTCGTTCATGACCATAACGGCGTTCTTCCGATAGGGCGCTTTGAGCGCATACACCAGATCGATCAGTTCATCCGCCGTGATTGCCGTAGCGCCCGCCGTAGTAACGCCCAACTGCGCGCCGCCGGTTGCATTCAGAATGCCGGTGGGCTTGCTGGAGCCGTTGCCAATGAGGAACGCTTCCTCCTCTTTGTCACCGATGCGCCTGCCAAACTGTGTGGCCATGTAGTTTTCAATGTCAAAGGCGCTGTCGGCAAGCAGCTCCTCGGACACCTTGACCATGGTAGCAACCTTGTAGGCGTTGAGCACCACCTGACCGAAGGTATCGTCGGATTCGGGGTATGCGCCCTCTTCATCCACCCAGTCAGCCGTGCCCTTGCTGGCAACCACAGGAATCTTCCGATCCCCATAGCTGGTCTGGATCACCGTGCAGAGGGAACGCAGCTGATTGGCATTGGAAAGCGCATCCACCAGCGTCCGCTCAAATTCAGATGGAACCAGATAACCACCCTCACTATCGGTTCCTTCCTGCAAAGCATTATGGATTTCATATGCGGGCACTTTAGAGCGCATAGCGTTCCAGAACGCTTTCCCATATGCGTCCGAAGCACGCCCTTTTCGTTCATCCGCCTTGGGGGCGGCGGGTTTGGCGGTCAGCGGGTCGGAGGTGGGCTTATTGAGCTCCTCGTCCATGGCCTTTTGCCGTTCCAGCCGGTCAATTTCCTTACCGAGATTGACCACGTCAGACTCCATCTTTTCATAGGTAGCCACATCCTCGGCGGACATGAGACCGTCCTCGCCACGATGGGTGTCCAGAAATGCCTTGGCGGCATCCCACGTTTTGGCGCGTTTTTCGCGCAGTTCCTGTAATTTCGTCATACAGATTTCCTCCTCATTTTTTTAATGCTGTAATAAAGAAAGCCGCTTATTCAGCGACTCTGCTGGGATACGGGATTCGATTGTAGCAACGGGTGGAGCCGGTGCTTTCTGCTGCGGTTTCTCCACTTTTGCCTGCGGCGGATCATCTGACGGTATGCGCTGTTTCAGCTTATCCAACAGTGCCGTTGCAGCCAGTCGCCGGGAATAGGCGAAGGCAGCTGCACTTTGTGTATGCTGCTTCTTGGCGTCCTCCAGCATGCCGTCCGCAAAGCCCAGCTCGATGGCCTTATTGGCGTTGAGCCACGTTTCCTCCGTCATAAGGCGGGCGATCTTTGCCCGGGAAAGTCCGGTCTTCAAGGCATAGGCATTGATAATGCTTTCCTTCACCTCATCCAGCATATCGATGGCTTTTTGCATATCCCCGCTGTTGCCGACCGCCAGCGTCAACGGATCATGGACAAACAGCAGAGCAGTAGGCGACATGAACACCTCCGTGCCCGCCATGGCGACCATGCTGGCAGCGGATGCCGCAAGACCGTCGATCTTTACAGTCACATTGCCGCTGTATTCCATGAGCATGGTGTAGATTTGACTTGCCGCAATGCAATCTCCGCCGGGGGATGAAATCCACAGCACAATATCGCCCGATCCGGATTCCAGCTCCTCCTTGAAAAGCTTGGGTGTGACGTCATCGTCAAACCAGCTTTCACTTGCAATCACCCCGTCGATATACAGGGTGCGGGTGCTGTCCTCGTTTTGCACCCAGTTCCAGAACTTGTCCATTCACGTACCTCCATTTTCATTCAATCATGCGGCCTCCGCATAACGCATCTTTAAACGCCGCTTTAACACAATCACTTACTCTCCATAAAAAGCACCTACATCCTTCAATTTAACCATTGCTCCATTCACGAAATGTTGATCACCGCCTTCTTCTGCTGGGATTTTATCCATCTGTTCCAGCGTCCGAATGTCATTGACCGACATCCAGCCGTTTTGGATACTTGTGGCATACCCCTGCATCCGGGAAGCGTAATCGCCGCGCAAAAGGCCCTCAACGTTAAACTTCATGAAGACCATTTCCTTCTCGCTTTCCGACAAGAGTTTCCGGTGCATCTCCTGTTCCCATCGAATAAGCCAAGGCTCTATGGTGTATTTCAAAAACTCGATGCTCATAGTCTCGATGTTGTTGAACGAGGACTTTTCCAGATCGGCAAGCATATGGGGCGGCACACGAAAAATACGAGCAATCTCATTGATCTGGAACTTGCGTGTTTCCAAGAACTGCGCCTGTTCCGGCGCTATGGAGATTGGCGTATATTTCATTCCCTCCTCCAAAACTGCTATTTTGTTGCTGTTGCCGCTGCCGCCAAATACCGTCTGCCAACTTTCCCGAACACGTTCTGGATTTTTCACTGTCCCGGGATGTTCCAATACACCACCGGGCGCGGCGCCGTTGGCGAAGAATTTAGAACCAAACTTCTCCGTCGCTATCGCCAGCCCTATGGCATTCTTTGCCATGGAGATTGGCGAATACCCCACGAGCCCATCAAAGCCAAGGCCGGGGATATGCAGCACATCACTGGGTGACAGATATACAGTTGTCCGTTGCTCGTTGCCCACGTTCCGTGAATCGGCATTTGTCCTGGTGTACATGTAGTACAATTCACCGTTTGCATTTCGATCTACTTTCATCCTGTCAGGCATGAGCGGGTAGAGCGCAATGACCTCACCTCGTGCGTTTCGGATAATCTGTGCGTAAGCGTTTCCCCACAAAAGAAGGTGACTCATGAGGGTTTCCCGGAATACGAAACTGGTCATTTCCGGGTTGGGCTCATCGTGAAGCAGTCGGTATAACGGATGCTTGATGTATTTTTCTTTCCCACCATCCGCTTTGTACTGATAAACAAACAACGGAAGGCCGGCAAGCGTCTCAGAGATAATACGCACACAGCAGAATACAGCGGTTAACTGTAATGCCGTATGCTCGTTCACCCGCTCCCCAGCGTTGCTCCCGCCAAAGAAAAAACTGCCGCCGCCCAATGCGTTCTTCGCCCTCGCATTTGAGCGGAACAATGATTGAAAAATATTCATTTCATCTCATTCCAATTCTGATATATGTGTTTTTGACGCTGCAAACTAATCGTTGAATTTAATGATAATTTCGCATATACTATTGCCATGGAGGTGAGCACATGCCAAACATCAAGCCGATTTCTGATCTTCGGAATTATTCGAGGGTACTTGAGGAAGTTGCCATCGGTGCGCCCGTTTATTTAACGAAGAACGGACGTGGTCGCTATGCTGTCGTAGATATTGACGAATACGAAAAGCAGCAGGCAACCATACAGCTGCTTGCCGCTCTTGCTGAAGGCGAACAATCTGCACAGCGGGAGGGTTGGCTGACCATGGATCAAGTGGAAGCTTCCCTTGGTTTGAAACATGTATAATTTAGTTGTTGCCCCGGAAGCCCGGAATGACTTGCTGGAAATCCGCTCCTACATTGAAAAAGAATCCGGAGACCCTGACACAGGTCTCAGCGTTACGGGAACCATAACGAAGAAAATTCGCATGCTGCAAGAGCAACCCAATATGGGCGTTCCGCTGACTTCGAGGATACACATCATGACGGACTATCGATATCTCGTCTGTGGTAATTACTACGCTTTCTATAAATGTGTAGACAAGACTGTCCACATAATTCGTGTATTACACTGCTCACGAGATTTCATACGAATTCTATTCGATATTTCCGTTTCATCACTCGAGAACAAGTAGCCCGCGCTCATCATATACGCTTCCACCGGTATCACCACCACACCGGATCGCCCGATCCAGCGCCATGATGGTCGCCACTGCCCCGTCGATTTTCTCTGTGGACTTTTCCTTGTCCGGTTTGATGTTCCCGGCTGGGTCTTTGCGAATGAAGATATTGTCCATCATCCAGCGGAGCACCGGGTGGCCTCCGTGAGCAATCTTCTCTTCCAGCGTCAGCTTCATGAGCTCTTTGGTGGGTGGACTCATATCCTTAAAGCCCTGTCCAAAGGGAACGACCGTAAAGCCCATCCTCCGAAAACGGCACCGTCGAGGAGGACACACCGTGAGGCTCCGAGGTCACGGGCGCCGTGCCGACCCGCGG